ACCATTTAGAAAACCTTTTACGCTTTCTAATTATATTTATAAAAAAATCAAATTGTAAACGATTATCAATATGATGATTACGATTCATTTCATTTGCGGCTAAAACAGTATCTGGAAAGTAAGATAGTTGTCTATTAACCATATATGGGATATAAGCTTTTTCAGTTATATCATCTACCATAATATTCTTCTTAGTGTAATTTATTGCATTTACATAATCAAAGGGGTTCATCTTTATAAAATCTTTCTGGTTCTTTACCGTATAGTGATAAATCTCTTAATCTATTTGCTTCTTCTATTAATAGTATTTTTGCGTCATATAACCAATCTTGTACAGCATGATTATGTTGATAAGATTTATCGAGTGCATAGTGTTTAACTATCCATTCTGCAGTTTTAAGTTTACTTTCCATTTATTTGATTTTGATAAATGGTGTAAAATTCATTTACCGTTGGAACTACAACAGCATCCCACCATTTAACGAATGCATTATAATTATTATCAAAGTATGATTCTTTTATAAACTTTTGTATTTGTTCACATTCAAATGCTATTGAAGGTTGTAATATGTTATGTGCTGATAATAACTCACACATTGCAAGTTGATTAACAAATTGATTTAACATTTCAATTTCACTGCTCATTATCTTTTTCCAATCTATATATTCTATTACAATAACCACATACGGCTTCACCATCTACCATTGTATAGTAAACTCTTGGATGACCAAAGTCATCACCACCGTCACAGTAGAAGTTTTCTTCCTTTATGTAAATTATTTCACGTTCCATTATTTTAATATTATAATGATCTTTTTTGCTAATTCAGCAAACCAATCTTTTGTATGTCCTTTAGTTGTTTCTGCTGCAGTACCTATTCTTATACCACTTGTTTCAATAAAACTTCTTGGATCATTAGGCACACCATTTTTATTTACAGTTATATTTCTTTTTTCTAGTAAGTCAGCGGCTTCTCTTCCACTATATTTACTTTTACTTAAATCAATTAAAATGATATGACTATCAGTACCGCCAGTTAAAACTGGTAATCCATTTTCTTCAAAGGTTTTCGCCATTTCTTTTGCATTATCAACAACATCCATTACATATTGTTTGAATGAATCTTCTTGTGCTTCTAAATAACATTGAGCCTTAGCTGCAATAATATTCATTAATGGCCCACCTTGTGTCCCTGGAAATATTGCACTATTTATTTTTTTAGTATATCTTTCATCATTCCATAAAATCATTCCGCCTCTTGGACCACGTAGAGTTTTATGAGTTGTACTTGTTACAACATCTGCATAAGGTAATGGACTTGGATATACGCCACCAGCTACCAATCCACTATAATGTGCCATATCACAAACTAATTTTGCACGTACAGTAAAAGCAATATCTCTAAACTTTTTCCAATCAATAATTCTTGGATAAGCACTAGCACCTGCAACAATTACTTGAGGTTTAGTGAGTACTGCAATCTTTTCTATTTCATCATAATCAAGTAAACCATCTTCACCAACACCATATGAAACAGACTTATAAACTTTACCGCTTAATGTTGGTGGTGCACCATGACTAAGATGACCACCGCTTGCTAAATCCATACCCATAATTGTATCGCCAGGATTCATAAGTGCTTGATAAACTGCAGTGTTTGCATTTACACCACTGTGTGGTTGTACGTTTGCAAAGTTGCAGTTATAAAGTTTTTTAACATTATCAATTGCAAGATCTTCAATTTTGTCCATATGAGAACAACCATTGTAGTATCTTTTGCCGGGATAACCTTCAGCATACTTATTTGTAAATACACTACCACATAAATCCATAACAGCTTGACTTGCAAAGTTTTCACTAGCAATAAGTTCAACTGTTGTGTCTTGTCTGTACTGTTCCCAATTTAAAATTTCTTCAACGGCTGGATAAATCATTTGATAACCTTTCTGCTAAAGCCATTCCCATAGTCCACCCTAAATGTCCTGCTCCACTATTTACCCACATACGATCAACTCTTTTAATTACTGGTAACATGTTTGGTGTCATAGGTCTTAGGCATGCCCATTTGCTATAATTTTCTGCATCCATAAATGTGTTTTCTTTTACCCACTTAACAAGTGGTTGTATTCTATCTTCTCTTATATCATGGTTCCAATCTGCAAGTTCTGCTGTACCAGCAACTCTAAATGTCATATTATTAAATGGTGATGCTACAATCTTTGCGTCATCATCTAATATTGAAACCCATGGTGCATCTATTGCTGCAGATTTTTCAAAAGTAATTGAATAACCCTTTATTGGATATATATTCAAGCTTGGAACTAAAGTTGCGGTGTAAGCACCTGCACATATAACAACTTCATCATATTCTTTTTTTAATTCATCTAATGTTTTAGCATGATCTCTTTTACCTGATAAGTATTTTACTTCTTTATTAATAACTATTTTATTGCAAAATACTTTAAAATCAAATTGTTTTTCCATATAATATTGCATTTCTCTACAGAAAACATGTATGTCACCGACTGAATCACCTTTAGTAAGAGTAGCACCTACAACATCTTTTGAATAAAAATTGTACTTTCCAGCTAAATTACCTTTAGCTATTACTCTTCCCCATCTTGTATCTTTAAATTTATCAAGTGTTTTACGTGCTTTGTCCCATGACTTTTGATTTTTATAAATGTGTAATATTCCACAATCATTATGATGAAAGTCAATACCAACATCTTTAATTAATTTTTTCATTAATCTACGAGAACGTAAACTATATTCTATTGTTTTACGAGTATTTCTTTCATATGAATTTGTAATTGTAGCTCCAATAAAACCAGCAATCCACTTTATTTTTGACCATGACCAAACATCTGGTCTGAATGCTAGAGGAGCATCTGGTTGAGTCAACCATTTTATTCCTTTAGATATGTTGCTATAAGTGTTCCATACTTCAGCATTGCAAACAGAAAGCTGACCGCCATTAGCATAACTACATTGATGTGCCACACCATTGGGATCAAACATTCTTATTTTGTAACCTTTTTTACCTAAGAAATAAGCAGTAGTTATACCAGCAACACCGGCACCAACTATTGCTATGCTTTTGTTACTGACCAATTTTCTACTCCACCAATATAATTTTCATAATCAAGTTCAGCTTCAATATGTTCATAAGTTAAATCAGTAGTTGGTAACTTATTAAGATGTGTATCATTCCAATAAAGTTGAGGCACTGTACGATGACCTTTATCTTTTAAAAAATCTTTTGCAAATAAGTCATGACTAATATTTACTTCTCGAAAATCAAAATCCCATTCAACTAATTTCTTTTTTAATAGTCTACAATAATAACAATCTTCTTGAGTGTATAAAGTTAATTTAATTGAATTGTACATCTGACATTACCTCCGTTAAACATGCTACCACATTAAGTTCATGGTCAGCAACAAATGCATTTTTGTATTGATAATCACCTAATATTAAAACAAGTTGTGGAATAGATTGTGGTGCAACCTTTTCACTCATTCTATCATAGATAGCTCGAAATATTGCGGTTGCATCTGTATCTATATTACTAACAACCCATGAACGCATCTTTTTAAAATCTTTATTTTTTAAATAAGAGAAAAGTTCATCATAATTTTTGTCACTTACAATATTAAGGACACCACTATCAATATTACCATTTACTGAATATCTTTGTAATTCATTAAGAACTCTGCGCCAATCAGGTGCAAACTTCATAATAAGTTCTGCTAATGCTTTATCATCATACTTGATATCTTCTTTAATTAAAATGGTTTGACATCTTACCATAAAGGATTGACACAGTTCAACCATATCTTTTTTAGAAGTATTAAATTCATAAACGCCACATCTTGAATGTAATGGTTCAATAATTCTATTTTTAAAGTTACAAGTTAATATGAATCTACAGTTGTTTGAAAATTCTTCAATAAATCCACGAAGGGCAGGCTGTGTTGATTGTGGATTAAGATAATCTGCTTCATCAAGTATTACAACTTTATAATCACCGGATAAAGAAACCGATGAAGCAAATTGTTTTATCTTGGTTCTAAGGGTATCAATATTACCTTCTTCAGAACCATTTATCAAAATGTAATCACAATTAAGTAAATTACATAATGCTTTAGCTACTGTGGTCTTACCAAGACCAGCAGTACCAGTAAATAACATATTAGGTAGTTCACCACCTTCAACTATTTTCTGGAAAGTTTGTTTTAGTTTTTTAGGAAGTATAGTATCATCAATAGTTTGTGGACGATACTTTTCAACCCATAAGTACTCATTAGACATTTTACGCATTTCTCCATAACAAATAAAATAAAATCAATAAAGCGTAAGTTACTTTTTACCATCAGCAGGTTTTTCAGCCGGTGTTTCCATGGCTTTATCTTGCTGAATGTTTTCACAAAGTTGAACTATCTGAATGCATTGGTCTCTTAATCCACCAATGGTAGATAACTCTTCACCTTTAAATCCACCGCGCTGTGTTACTGCATCAATAACAGCGATGGTACTTCTTGATGCTTTATTAGAAAGATCGAATAATTGATCGTTATTGCTTGTCATTATTAAACTCCATAAGTTGACGATTTTTCAAGTGCAATCCAATATTTTACACTTAATTCTTTATGTGAAAATTGTGTAATTAATTTTGAAGATATTTCAACATCATAATCACCGGGTAAAATTTTCAAGTTAGATATATCTATAATAAAGTTAAACACTGCATCCTGTTTAAATTCACCATCAACATCAATTGAAAAAGCATTTGATGTTGCATTTTGATTTTCAACAACTGATAAACTTAGTACACCATTATCAGCTTTTATTAATAATTCTTTATGACCTAAAGTTGATGCAGCCTTTTTAAGTTTATTTAAAGTACTATTATCTAAAGTAAACTTGACATCAGGTTCTGGCATTGAAACATCTTTTGTTGGTGTAGTTAATGTTTCAGCGGCAGAATAAAAATACTTTACACTCGATCTACCTGATTCATCAGATATCATGACAAAGTCATCATTAAAATGTAAACTAGGACTATTAACTAAACCTGTTACACCGATAAATTCATTTAAATCATATATACCAAAGTCTTTTAAAAACTTTTCAGGTATATCAGCTCTGGCAACTACATTACGTGCCTCACTAATTGTTTTAATAGGACTATCTGCTTTAATCAAAATGTTTTGATTGATAGCAGAAAAGTTTCTGAGGATATCCAAAGTGGAATCACTTAATTGCATAATATATACTCCTTCTTAATTTTAGTTTTATTATACCACATTTTTTATTAAAAGTAAACATTTAAACTTTCATTTGAGAGAAATTTCTTTCTTTTGTAAATTCTATTTTTGATTCAAACTTATTATCTAATATGTCACCTTTATGTGATATAATAAATGTATTTGTATCTTCACCTAAAGTATTTAATATTTTTAATAAGTTTTCAACACCATCATGATCAAGTGATGAATCAAAGGTTTCATCTAATATTAACAAATTAGTTGCAACCGAGTTTTTCATCTTTGCTATTTGACGCCATGTAAATAATAAAGATAAATCTATTCTTTGTTTTTCACCTTCACTAAATGATTCATATGTAAAATCAT